CCCCCGCGATCAACCGTATGCGGGGGGCAAAGCCGCGCCACTTTTTTAGCGACAGGCATAAAATCCGGGTTCGCAGTTCGCACCCGGTTCGCACCTTGAGAACACCATGACCGATCTTTCCATCACCAGCTATTCCATCGAGCGGCTGATTCCCTACGTGCGCAATGCGCGTACCCACTCGGATGAACAGATCGCGCAGATCATGGCATCCATCGCCGAGTTTGGATTTGTGAATCCGATCCTGATAGATCAGAACCAAGGTATCATTGCTGGCCACGGCAGGCTGATAGCAGCGCAGCGGCTGGGCATGAAGGAAGTCCCCGCCATTATGCTCGCGCATTTAAGCGAAACGCAAAAACGCGCGCTCATCATTGCTGATAACCGTATCGCCCAGAATGCTGGGTGGGATGAAGAAATGCTGCGGTTGGAGCTGACCGACCTGCAAGCGGAAGATTATAATCTCGACATCATGGGTTTCAGCGAGGACGAGCTGGATAAGCTGCTCGCCCCCATGACCGAAGTGGGTGCAACCGAAGACGATGCGGTGCCGGAGGTGGAGGCAACCGCCATCAGCAAGCCCGGAGATCTGTGGCTGCTCGGTTCGCACCGCTTGCTCTGCGGCGATTCCACTAAGCTCGATGCGGTGGAGCGCGTGCTGGGCGGCAGCCTTGCCGACATGGTATTTACCGACCCACCCTACAATGTGAATTACGGTGCCACTGCGAAAGACAAAATGCGCGGCAACAAGCGCACCATCAAAAATGATAATCTTGGTGCCGAGTTTGAGGAATTTCTTCTGGAGGCCTGCACCAATTTTGTCGCCGTATGCAAGGGCGCGATTTACATCTGCATGTCATCCTCGGAACTGGACACGTTGCAAAGCGCCTTCCGCAAAGCTGGCGGTCACTGGTCGACCTTTATCATCTGGGCAAAAAACACATTCACGATGGGTCGCGCCGATTATCAACGTCAGTACGAACCGATTCTTTATGGTTGGAAAGAAGGCACGGCGCATTTCTGGTGCGGCGCGCGCAACCAGGGCGATGTGTGGTTTTTTAACAAGCCGGTATCAAATGATTTGCATCCCACCATGAAGCCGGTGGAGCTGGTGCAGCGTGCGGTGGAAAATTCCAGTAAGAGCCGCGATATCGTCCTCGACCCGTTCGGCGGTTCTGGCTCGACGCTCATCGCCTGCGAGAAAACGGGGCGCTCGGCCTGCCTGATTGAACTCGACCCAAAATATTGTGATGTCATCATCCGCCGCTGGCAGGAATTTACCGGCAAAGAAGCCATCCATGAAGAAGAAGGCCGGACATTCGCCGACCTTCATTCCGAGCGCGCTGGCTGATTTACGCGATTTTGTATGTGCGTTCGCCGTCGCGGTTCTTACCCGACTCAATTGCAAGGCCGAGCTTCTTTTTCAGTACCCCTGCCATCGCACCATGCACCGAATGTTTCTGCCATCCCGTGGCGGCGACCAGTTGGTGAAGTGTTGCACCTTCCTTGCGCTTAAGCAGGTCAATCATGATTTGCTGCTTGGATTGTTTGGGCGCATCGGTGGCTACCTTCTCGGTGGCCTTAGTCTCAGGTGCTTCGCCTGCGGCTTTACCAATGGCAGCGTAGCCCATGTCGCTGACCAGGGTGAGCTTGCCGCCATCCTCATCAGTGCGGATTTCAAGCAAACCACGCTTTAGCATACCCTTAATAATGTTTTCACGGATGGGCGGCCCAAGCCGTTTGAGAGCTTCAAGCTCGCGTACATCATTATATTTCGTCTGAGTGGCTTCTTCGATGATGGCGCGTTGGTTATCGGTGAGTTGGATGATCATAAATGCTCCTTTGCGTTCGAGTTAATGTCCATTTGGACACATGCATGAATGCGTCGAATGCGAGGGATAGCAACGCTTATAAGCGATTAATCGTATTATAAATCAATGCGTCAAACCACTAATCGAGTTGACTCAAACCACAGCTTATGGATACCGCATCGCCACTTCGCTACCTGTCGGTGTGTTCCGGCATTGAGGCGGCGACGGTAGCGTGGCATCCGCTCGGATTTGAGGCGGCAGGATTTTCTGAAATCGATCCGTTTGCCCGCGCGGTGCTGGCGCATCATTACCCGGACGTGCCGCTCTTTGGTGATTTCACGGAATTGAAAGAAAATGACTATGGAGCAATTGACCTTCTGGTCGGAGGAACCCCTTGCCAGTCTTTCAGTATCGCAGGACTTCGCAAAGGATTTGCTGACGACCGGGGCAACCTCGCACTCGGATTTATTCGCCTTGCTCAAAGCGCAAAGCCACGATGGGTGGTTTGGGAAAATGTCCCCGGTGTGCTGTCCATTGACCGAGGACGGACATTTGGCACCTTCCTCGGCGCGCTGGCGGAATGCGGGTATGGGTTCGCCTACCGCATTCTTGACGCTCAGTATTTCGGAGTGCCACAGCGACGCAGGCGTGTGTTCGTTATCGGATATCTTGGAGACTGGCGACCTGCCGCAGCGGTATTATTTGAGCGTGAAAGCCTGCAGCGGGATATTACGCCGTGCCGAGAAACGCGGCAAGAAGTTGCCGGAACATTTAAGAGCCGCGCTTCTAGCGGTGGCTGGGGAGCTGATGTCGACCTCGCCAGCAGCGGATATATGCGCCCCGTCGCCAAAACATTGATGTCACGTTACAACAAGCACGATGCGGAGCTGGAAACGTATGTGGTAGATGATTCGTCTCCGCGCGCATACAACGTTACCTACTGCGATGCGAACGGCAAACGCAAAGACCGCCCGAACGGCGGCATGTATGTAAGCGAAACCGAGCAATCCAAAACCGTCACCGCTGGTGGCGACCGCTCCACCTATATCGCCTTCGAGCCGGGCAGCATTGCAAGGAACGCTGGGCCGCGGCATTTAACGGAAACATGCTCTACGCTGCGTGCAGATATGGGCGATAATCAGCCCGCCATTTTATATCCGCTCGATCTCAGAAATGCTCTGCGCGATCCCGATAAAATGGATGACGTGAACCGTCAGGGGTGTGGCATCGGTGAAAACGGCGCACCATCGCCGACACTCAGCGCAGCCTATACGCCAGGGGTGATTTCTCCGATGGCGGTGCGGCGATTAACACCGCGTGAGTGTGAGCGACTGCAGGGATTTCCTGATGATTACACACTTATTCCATATCGTGGAAAATCTGCAGCAGACGGGCCACGCTACAAGGCACTGGGTAATAGCATGCACACCGGCACGATGCGCTGGCTAGGTGAGCGGATTAAAAAAGTGGATGCGATGATATGCACCCCCTAATCGATATCGAACCACTCCATGCAGGTATTTAGCAGGTGATTATAATCGCCTGATTGTGCCTCCTGCATGAAGGCGTCGATTTCAGATTTTTCTAAACCCGCCTTTGTGGCGGCACGTTGGCAGAGACCAAGAATCATAAACGCGTTGCCGTCTTTGCCAACCAGTTCAACATGCACGTTGGGATATTTTGGGGTTGTCATACAATGCTCCTTATGCGTTAAGTTCAGCGAGTGAAATGGTGAACATATCGTTGCCGTGGCGAAGCGTAACGATGCCGTCATCGATGCTGGTTTTCCAAGGAAAGCCTTGCTCACAAGTAAAATCCTCACCGCGATTAATGGCGGCAAGATGCTCTGGGTGGATAATGCAGGTGTAGGCGTTTCCCATGCGCAAGCGACGCAGGTCGCCCCAGCTGTAGGATTCTTTGCGGTAGGTCTGTTTAAGTAAATGTTTTGAGGCAAACATAGTTTTTCCTTTCAGTTGTTGGTGGCTGTGCCGATATAGCGCGCGTAGCTGTAGCCTTCGGGATTGGCGTAAAGCGTTTCGCGCTCAGGCGCGGTGATGGCGATGATTTGGCGTACCCCGTTCAAGTCGCCGCCTTTGCCCTCAAGCCAATGCCAGTTTTTGTAAATGAGGCGGGTGAAGGTGTCGTATTCTGCAGTGGTAAGCTCCACCGTTTCGGCGATTTCGCAGGTGGCGATTTCGCAATGTGGACTATCAATCTCTGCTTTCATTTCCTGAAGGCTGCTGGGCTTGCGCGCAAAGCGGACGGTGACACGGTTGCTCATATTACGCTCCTTTCCGTTTGGCGCTGGCTCTGCCTGCGGCGTATGCAGCTTCGAGTGCGGCTTTAATATTTAGCACCCCGACATCCTTAAAATCGAGGCTGTCGGATTTGCGTTCTTCCAGCGTCTCAAAATTGAGATGCGTAAGCGCGATGTTGGTGAGTATCTCGTCTTTGCTTTTGGGCGTGGTGTAAGGAATCAGCTTACCCACTTCTTCGCGCAGCGCCTTTTCAAAATATCTGCGCCATCCCGCATCAGCGTTGCGTTTTTCGAGATGGGAGGTAATAGCTTCCGCCGTTGTTGGCCCGCCGTCGATAAAACTTAAATCGTCGGCAAGGTGGCGACCGAAACGTGCATCGAGCAGCGTGCGAGTTTCTTCCGGCGTGAGGTTAAAAGTTTTGGCAAAAAAGTGGCTGGCGGTATCCCATGCCATCGCAGCATCGTACTCGACGGTTTTGCAGGTTCCCCAAAAGCCCCATTCAACGTTGTTGGTGGGTAGTGGTTGGTAGTTTTTCATATGCGTTCCTTTCGGTTGTTATCGTCCCTGTGGACACCCCCATGAATGCGTCGAACTGCATCTTAATCAACTAGAAAAAGCAATAATTCGCATTATTAATCAATATATTAAGTATCAATTTGGCTTGACTGGAGGTGTATCTTGAGCATGGTGATTTCATGGGGTTTGGGAGGCTGATATGGGCATGTCGATTCGTGCCTATGGTCGCCATCGCGGGGTCAGCGATGCGGCGGTAAGAAAGGCGATTAAATCAGGCCGCATCCGGCCGGAACCAGACGGCACAATCGATGCCGAAAAAGCCGATGCGCTCTGGAAAATTAACACTGATGCCTCGCAGCAACGCGGATCGCAAACGGTGAAGTCCGTGCCGGATGCAGCACTCGATGCTGTGCGCGATACGCTGAAAGAAAATGGCGCACCCACCAATGGCGGCACCACTTACATGCAGGCGCGCACGGCGAATGAAGTATTGAAGGCGCAAACTAACCGCGTGCGGCTGCAGAAACTGAAGGGCGAGTTAATCGACAGGGCGAAAGTTATGGCACATGTTTTTAAGCTGGGACGGCAGGAACGCGATGCATGGCTTAACTGGCCTGCACGCGTCTCCGCGCAAATGGCAGCGGAGCTGGGTGCTGATCCACACACCACGCATGTGACGCTGGAAACCTATGTCAGACAGCACCTCTCAGAGCTTGCCGAATTCCGCGCAAGTCTCGACTGAGTTTTATGAGGGTGCGGATGCGGTAGAACAGCAATGGCGTAGCGGGCTCACGCCCGAATCGTTCCTCGCCGTTTCCGAGTGGGCGGATCGCTACCGGATGTTGTCTTCTAAATCCGCCGCCGAGCCAGGGCGGTGGCGTACCAGCCGCACGCCTTATCTGAAGCAGATCATGGATAATCTCTCGCCGCACTCGCCGGTGCAGCGGATCATTTTCATGAAAGGCGCGCAGATCGGCGGCACAGAATGCGGCAATAACTGGATCGGCTATGTCATCCATATGGCACCAGGGCCGATGATGGCGGTGGCACCGACGGTGGAGTTGGCGAAACGTAACTCGAAGCAGCGTATCGATCCGCAGATCGATGAAACGCCGGAGCTGCGCGAATTGGTGAAGCCCGCACGCGCACGCGATT